GTATTTGGAATAATCCAAAACTTATGTGAACGCTAGTTGACCAGTTGTAACTGCAATGTTTGCAAGATAGTCAGCTGCATTACCAAGCGAGCTTGCTTGGTTGCTTAGTTCAACATATCCGTAACGAGTCATGAAGCTCACAACTGGTTCGAATGTGTTTGGATCTAGTACTGTACCGCTTGACATCAGTGGGATGTATGGGCAGTAGAACGCCGCTGCGTCTGTTTCTGTAGAACCTTTGTAACCAACTAGGACATCGTCGTTAGCTGCATACTGGTTTACATAAACACGCATTGTGCCGTTTAGTGTACCAACGAATTTTGTATTTGTTGGTGCTTCAAAAGTACCTTCTGTGCTACGAGCAAATGCGCTTGTTGTCGCACTTTGTAGAACTGTTAGTACTGTTGGGCTAACAATCGCCCAGTTACCCGCGCCACGACGTGTGCGAGCTGCGATTGTGTTAGCGTTCTTGTTGATTAGAACTGCAAGAGCTGCATGCTCGTCACCAACAAATGTTGCTGTACCACTTACGCTACCTTGAGCGTATGTGTCTGTTGCTGCACCAGCAAGACTTGTTAGGCTTGCGATGATTTCTTGGTCGATTTCAGCAGTAATTTCTTGTGCAAGTGCTTGCATAATTTCTGCTTCAACGTCAAGACCATGCATGCTTTGTGCGTCTTGTGCTGCTTCAAAAGTCCAACGTGCTGATAGCTTACGTGATTTTGCTTCAACAGTTTGCTTTAGAACTTGAATGCTAAGTTTTTTACCTGCTTCACCTTCTAGAGCTGAAGTTGCTGCACCGCGGTTGCTTGCTGCATCGCCTGCGTAGCCTGTTGCAATTGCGAATGGGCTTAGTGCTTCATCGCCTGCTGTTGCGCTGTCGAATGTTTCAGCGTAACGTACACGTAGTGTGTGAATTTGACCAACTGGGCCTGTCATAGGCTGAACACCAACAATCTCGTTGGCAATAACAGTTGGCATAACACGTCTAATCACTGGAAGGATAACCTTGTTAAGGGTAGCAATGTTACCACTTTGAGTTGCACCAGCAGTTATAGCCTCTGAGAGGTATGACTTAGTGTTTTCAAGTGTTGTTTCCATAACTTGCTTTTTTGTTCCAGTTAGACCGTCTGTAAGAGCGGCTTTAGTTTCGCTCCAATTTTCCATTAGGTTTTGCGCCATTTTCGGTCTCCTTAACTTATACCGGCTAATTTACGAAGGTTAATAATTTCTGCTGTTGCACCAGCTTCTGCTGATTCATTAATTGCTTCTTTATTTCCAGTGATCTCTTTTGAAGATTCACTTAGTACCTTCTTTTCTGGTTGTTTAGCATCTTCTTTCAATACTGAAGGTAGATACTTGTTGAATGCACCTTGTAACTTGTCTGTTTTAACACTTTCAAGTAGCGCACCCATGATTTCTTTTTGTTGCTTATTAAGCGGTGCCATCATCTCTTGCATAACAGCTTTGCGCTCTGCTACATCTGCTTTGATGCGAGCATCTCTTGCAGATTCTTGTAGTTGAACTTCTTTTTCAGCAACTTGTGCTTTGGTTTCATCAAGTTTAACTTGTAGTTCATCCATTGCTTTGTTTAGTTTTGCAACTTCAGTACCTTCATTGAGGTAGCTGCTCATAAACTCTGCTGCAAATGTTTCGAAAATCTTACGTCCAAATGTATTCTCTTTGGCTGTTTGAATATCTTCACGCAGTGTTGTAAGTTCACTCTTGATAGTATTTTCAAGAATGTCTTCGATTTTTTCTGCAGATTTAGCAATAAAGTTACGTTTAGTTTCGTTAATGACTTCCTTGCCTTCTTTGATCATTTTGACTTTTGCTTCAACTAGTGAGCGTTTGTCTTCATGAAACTCGTTGAGCTCTTTTGTAAGTTGTTCCATAACAAAGCCTTCTAATTGGGCCATGTTAGTTTCTTGCAACTTGCGGTCTTCGCGAAGTTCGTTAATTTCTTTGCGAAGTGTATCCATCACAAATGAATCAAGCACTTTTGCATGCTCTTTCATGTGTTTGCGATAGGCTACACGATCTTCTGCAACTTTGGCTTTGTCATCTTTGAACTCCTCGAGTTCTTTAGCGATAACATCACCAATCATTGTATCCATAGCTTCAACAATCTGCGCTTTGTCATTGTCATAACGCTGTGCAAATTCTTCTCTAAGTTCAGCTGTGATTGCTTCACGAGCTTCTGTTAGCTGGGTATCCCAGGCTTCAGAAATTGAAGATCTAACCTCTTCGGAGAGCGCACTTGAGCTTAATAGTTCATTTATTGCATGAGCCATATTAATCTCTCCTATACTTCAGGTTTTTAATAAAATTTGTCACCTCTTCCTGGAGATAACGTTGTGCCCTGTTGTCGTGTCCTGCTGCGCTAGCGACATCCATCAATACATTACCCCGTCTATGATTCATAATTCTTTCATAGATTGGATCGGGATAAGCATCCGGAGCACTTGGATTAGCAACGATATCAACTGTAATGATTTCAAAATCTTTTACTATGCCGTTTTCGTTAACATTGCCACTGCCTCTGCTTGACACGCCTAGTTTAACACCACTTTCCAATAAGGTTTTACAAATGTTTCCCATTGGAGTTGGTAGGATTTTTAGCTTACCGATCCCATTTGCACCATCTACATCCATTTCAGTGATCATGTGACTAACACGATCCAAATTGATGTTTAGGTCATCTGGGTGATCAGCTTCGCCTAATACACTGTATCCGTTTTTGATTTTTTCATTGATTGCTTTAACAGCACCATGAATTTCATCTTTTGTATAGATACGGTTGTTCTGGTTGCGTACATCGCCTTCAATAAAGATACCTTTCATATAGAGGCTTTTGCCACCGTTAGCTTCTTCGATAGCTTCGGTGACAATATGTGCCTGACTATAAGTTAAGTGTTCTTTTAGCGGTGTAAACATATTACTTCATTCCTCTGATTGGACTGTCGCTTTTGTTATCTTCGCTTTTAGCTGCTGGAGCTGCGCTTAGATCGCCTGCTTCTTGTGGACCGTCAACGCCCATATCTTTAGCAGTTGGAGCAGGTCTACCCTTCTCGTCTCCGCCGCCGATTGCATGTGCTTTTGCATCGTTTGGTGCTTTTGCATTGCTTGCAACTGGTGATGCTTTGTCACTGTTATCACTGTGTGACACATTAACCGCTGTCATTGTTGCGCCTTCTTCCATAGGCTCTACTGATTCCATATCCATTTCTGGCTCTTCATCAGCTTCTTCGTCGCCCATCATATCAGCAAATGCTGCACGTAGTTCTGCAATTGCATCTTCTACGTTGTCCATGGCTTCTTCAGCATCTGCGGCATCATCGCCTTCTTCTGCTTCTGGTTCCATATCCATTGACAAATCCATTTCTGGTTCTGCCATTTCTTCGTCATCCATGTCCTCATCGTCCATGATTTCTTCGTCTTCGATTTCTTCTTCGGCTGTTTCGATATCATCAAGGAAATCTTCTTCAGCATCGTAAGCATCAATTGCTTCTTCTACTTCTTCGTCCTCGCTATCATCGTCAGCTTCATCAAGATCGATAGTTTCGTCTAGATCCTCGTCTTGAATCTCGTCTTCTACTACCTCATCGTCTTCGGTGATACTTGCCCAATGGTTTTTGGCTTTCTCAACAAATACGTTGTGTAGGAGATCCGCAGCTTTGTCCTGCTCGTCATTGACAAGATACTCAAGAACCTTTACTAAAGATTCCTTGTGTTCGCTCATATCTTTCTCCTTAAAAAATTACAGGCTTACCAAGATGGTTTACATCTATATTTAACATACCAAGACGTTTTGCTTGATAAAAGGCCCAAAAAATGGGTATTTTATGACAAGACTGTCGTGATAAGTAAAAAACTAGGGAAAATTAAAGATTAACCAGCAGGTTTTGCATAGACTTTTTTGATTTTTTCTAAACGACTTGCATGTTCAATATTATGCACTTCTCGCTGCTTTCTCAAACGATTTAAGTGTTTTAATGTTAATCTACTCTTGCGAATGTCATCTATTTCACGCTTTGCAAATTCGTTATCTTCTGCTTCGTAATATTCGTTAAGCACTTCTCTACTACGCATTCTCATCTCCTTGGGGTGCATTTTCTGCTCCGCTAATTGGGCTAGCACCTTCATCCTCTGCACCTACATCTGGTGCGTCTACATCTATGTCAATGTCTCCGCCATCTGGAATATCAAAGCCTCTCACGCCAACGTTGCCTAGACCTGGCATGCTTTCTCCTTCAGGAATAACACCGCTTTGATTCTCTTCTTCCCACATACGCTCATTCTTGAGGATTTCATCTTCTGTCCATCCTAGGTATTTCTCAAGTATAAAGCGTCTGCTCATGTAAGGCACACCTTCGAGGCTACCAAACACGTTAGCTCTTGCATTGTGAATTTCAATTTCTTTGTATTGACTAAAGCTCTGAGGTTCTGCAAATTTCAAATCAAACAAACTAGCATCAATGCTAAGTCCTTTGTTTTTAATAAACAGTTTAAACTCTTTGTCCATTGTAGGAGCAATAGTTCCTTGCAGTCTCATACAATACTGATTGAATCTGTATTCTTGAATATACGCTGTGCCTACTCTGCCATCTACATAAGTTGCTGTTCCGTCATCCGGACCAGTTGGCAAATAGCTGCTAGGTACACGCAATGCTCTTAGCATTTTGTTTGTAAAGTAACGTAGGTCATCAATTTGTCCCAAGTTTTCACCACCTGGTAACACTTCAACTTTACTACCTCTGCCTTCAGCAGTTTGTGCAAAGAAGTAGTCTTCCATAATGCTCAGTGGATTGTATGCAGCATCCATAATGGTTGTGCCACCACCTGTTTTGTTGGGAATACGTTTTTGATGAATTTCGTTTTTAACACGCTCAACAAAGCCCATTGCTTTGTTTGGTGGCATGTTGCCTACATCTACATAAAACACTCTGCGTTCTGGCGCACGTTGTACTCTGTAGATAATAATACTATCTTCAAGCAGTTCTTTTTGCTTGTAGGTTTTGAAAATTGGATCTAATATACTGCTACCAAAAGGCCAGTTGTTGTCCATGCCTTCTGTTAGTCCCATGTGTATAACATGGCTGGCATCAACATTGTATTCTTGTATGTTGCCTAAACTACTGCTGAAATCTCCAGCACCACTAGCGCCATATGCTCCGCGATCCAACACTTGACCACGCATCATACTGTTGACTGTGCCGTATGTTTGTGAATGTTGCACAGGTTTGCTAACAGTTTTTTCTTGCATATTGAGATCAAGATTTTTCATAATATACTGTTCAGGACGTTTGCCTTTGGCTTCGTTGACCACAGCTTTCATAACGTCCACTGGATTCACATAGTACAATTCCCAAGTTTCTGGATCTCTGATAAAGAATTGATCACCATACTTGATTGTATTTCTGAACATGCGGAAAATACGCTTGTCCCAATCTTGCAAGTTACACCACTGTTGCAGTGTTTGCTCAAGGATCTTAGCTTCGCTTTCTGTTGCTTGTTCTTTGTATTCAATTTTAAAGGGAAGTCCAGTTGTTTCATCTAGCTGTGTGCTAAACTCACTGATAATGTCTAGTGCAGCATTGATCTCGCTGTCCATATCCATTTGGTCATACTGTGCGTATCTTTCAACGCGGTTAGGTTGACCACTGTAAACTTCTGGTAGCCAACTTTGAAAACGGCTAGCACTGCTAGGTTTCATACTGTCAGCGTTTTGCCCGCCGTATACTGTAAAATGCTTTTTCCAACTCATGTGAATCTCTTTGCTTGTATTATAGTGTATTTATTCATTTTGTCAACTGTTAACTTGTGCTGATTCTGTTTATTAACTCACTCAACAGTCTTTCAACTTGTGCCATGTCACTTCTACTAATCGTTTGTGCATTGTTGATTCCCAAGTTGTTAACAAGTTGCTCTATTTGGTCAGCAATTTGTCTAGTTGGACTATTTGGATCAGTTCCTATCAGCGTTGAAAGTTGTCCATTTTCCATAGCACTTAACAGTGCGGACATATTAGTAGTGCCTCTTAATAGGCTAGCAACTTCGGTTTTACCTAGTATATCCGCAAGACCTGCACCATATGTTCCTAGAAAATCAGTAACTCTTACTTCTTCGTTTG